CCCCAAGCCGTTGTTGGTGCGGCTGGCACGCAACGTCACTCGATCGTTGCCATCGGCGGTGTCCAACGTCCCTGGGTAGCCGGCGTCCGCCGACGAGTCCCACCCGACAAAGGTGCCGATCGAGTGATAGCCAGGGAACCCCGCCGGATAGGTGCCTGACCCGACGGGACTGGTGGCGAGCGGACCAGCGAACGGTGCGGCCTGGGGCAAGCCGAACCGGTAGGAACCCGTCCCAAACGTGGTCGTCGAGCCGAACAGGACCACCATTTCGACGAACGCGATCTTGCCGACCAGCGCGAACCGGCCGATGATCGTCCCATTGCCGATCGAGGGCTGCGTGCCAGTCGAGTACCACGCGGGCGTGTAGGCGGTCCACACCACACTGGACAGCGGTGCGGCGGCTACTGCTTCGATGCGGGCCTGCACCGTGGCCGAACTGCCCTGCGGGGCCGAACCGAGCACGTTCACGATGTCGGTGAGTGCGTTGGCGATCAGGTTGTGATCGTTCGGGTGCGACGTGTCCTGCGGTGTGAGGTTCGTCCGCGTGTTCGGTGGAATCGTCGGCGGGTACGGCACGCCGGCATCTTAGAAGCAGACGTGCAAGCCGTAACGGATGCAATCCGTTACTAGGCGGGGCCGATGTCCTCGATGACCAACTGCATTGGTGCAACGGTTGACGCCGAGAAGTAGAGCGGCACGCCGCTGCTGTAGGTCATCTGGCATCGCACGTCGAACACGGCGGCGGCGCTCGATGTCGGAGCCCACACATGCAGCAGCGTGGCCGTTTGGTCGATGCTGTAGCCAGGCTGCAACCCTGCGGCCTGCTGTAGTTGCTGCCCGGCTGCGAACAGCCCGAGTCGGTATCCGACCCAGTTTCCGTTAGGGCCGAAGTGAACCATCACGCCGGCCCGGTAGAGCCGTCCCGGCGTGAGGGATGCGGTGATGCTCAGCCCTGGAATGGCGACGTAGCTGGTGCCGGTCATCGAGTGCGAGGTCGAGGTGACGGAGACTCGCCGCCCTTGTGCGCCGAGCGAAACGGCAGATGTGCTGCCAGCCAGCTCACCGATTCGATCTTCGAGTTGGCGATCGCGTTCGTCGAGCACAGCTTTCGCACTGTCGGATGCCAGGTCGATCGCGGGCCACCGAACCCCGTATTGGAATGTCACGTCCGTTGGCCCCGATAGTCGACGCCGACCACGATGTCTCGGATCGCGACACCAGCCATCTCGGACACGACGATCTGGAATCCGGCACCGAACCCTTGCTGGCCGATGGCGAAACGGGCGGTGAGGTCTTGTCCACCGTCAGGAAACGACTCATCCGTGGCGTGCCAGAACTGGGCGCTGCTCTCCTGGGTGACGTCGTCGTAGGGCCCGACGACGTTCACCCCGATGCCGAAACGCGCCCATTTGCGTATGGCTGCGTTGACATTCCAGGCACGGAAACGCACCGTCACGGAACGCACTCGCACATCACGCCCCTGGGGGTCGTAGTGGGCTCGAGTGGAGAACCCGGCGTCGAGCGGGGTGGTCGTGTTGTCGCCGAGTGACCCGAGCGCATCAGTGACCTGCACTGGGCGATCAGGGTCGATTCGCCACGCGTACAGTTCGAAACCCGCCCCGGCCACCGACGCCTGGCGCGCCGCCAGGACGTACCCGGCTGGGAGCCCGTAGCCGTTCTCGATGCAGTCGGGGGCGAAACCGGCGAGCTCGACCGGGAACTGGTGGTAGCTGGCCCCACCGAGCGCAGCAATCAGGAGTGCTTCCGAGTTCTCCCCGGCGTCGTAGCCGAACAGCACGGTTCGTCCCGTCGGGCTTGCCGACACGGCCTGCGCTGCAGTCGGGTTGTACGGCACCGTCACATGGTCGAGCATGATGCTGGATGAGGCCCCATTGAAGAACGCCGGGTTGGGGCCCTTCGGCCAGTAGGCCACACGGTTGTCGGCGGTTGCCGATGCGCCACGCGCGTCGACTGGGCCGTCGCCAATGCTGACCTGACGGATGCTCACCGTCGAGCCGACGACACCTGTCAGCGCCCACCACCCCGACCGTTTGCCGATGAACAGGGTGTTGTAGAGCGGGACGATGGCGGTGATCGGTTCGGAGTCGCCGATGTCGTAGTAGTTGGTGGCGGGCCAGGTGTCGAAGGTGAACCCGGCCGACGACACCTGGCTGAACCACAGGCGATATCTGGTCACGGCGTCGACGCCGACGCAGTACAGACCCCAGCGCCGGATGAACGACAGCGTCGACGGGGTGGTGATCGCCGCCGTCGAGTAGGCGGTGAGGTTGTGCTGGTAGATCGCGCCACCAGCGAGGCTGTAGACGAGGTTGTCGGTCTGCGCCACCATCGTCACCCAGCTCGAAGGCGTCGCTGGGTAGGGAGCGAATGGGATGGTGGACAGCACGCCGGATTGCAGCGTCGACAGCGGGGCCATGCGGAGGCGATCGGTGACGATGAACAGGTTTGCGCCGAGGGTCGCGAAGCCGCGCGGCCCGTTTGCTGCTGGAACCGTCAGCGAGCCGTTCACCGTGATCTGCCGTAGGCCCCAGCGGGGACCGATGAGCCCTGAGGGGTACATCTGGACGTTGTGACCATGCCAGGTGTTGTCGGGCGTCATCCCAGGGTCGACTCGGCCGGCATCGCCTCCGGTCCACTGCCTGAACCGAATGTACGAATCCGTCACAGCCAGCCGCCAGGCCGCACTCGCGGCACGACGGGGCCGGTCGACTGCCTGATCGCGCCACGCATCCGCCGAATCCATTGCGCCACGTCGAGGTCGCACGCCTCCTTGATCGACCGCTGTTCTTCGCGTGCGGCGATCAGTGATGCGGCGGCGGCGACCACGGCCGGGTGGTACTGGTCGTGAATCAGCGGCTCATCGCTGTCGGCCACCAGCTCGGCCGACATGCGGTAGTACAGGTGGGTCAGCGTGTACGGGCCACCAGCATCGGGGGTAGGGATGAGCACGATGAAGCCTTGCGAGATGGCAAACCCGACCGGCTGGCCGGTGCTGGCCGTGTCCTGCGCCAACGCGACCGTCGAGGACACCTCGTAGAGCACTACGGACGCCTGGTTGGCGGTGTTCAGCAAGATCGAGCGCGTCGCATCGAAGTCGCTGGGCAGCGCGTACTTGACCTGATCGGCCACCAGAGTGACGGTCTGTGTCGCTTCGAGCCACGGCCATCGGTACTCGGCGTCGATCTGGAACACGGCCTGGTTGATTGCATCGTCGATCACCTGTGGGGTGATGAACTGGTCGCCCGTTGCGATGCCGGCCCGGTTGCGCACCTTCTCTCGGAGCTGCTGCAACTTCACGCGATGCCCGCCTTCTTCACCTCGTAGCGGAGCCGTTCGAGGCTTGATGCCATGACCTCGTCGTTGCGCTTCTGCTTCGCTACGTCGACAGCGTCGTTGTTGCGTTCGATCACGTCGACGAGGTTCACGCCACGCCGCGGGTCGCGAGAAACGAGGTGGTCGATGAGTCGTTCGTCGAGGGGCTTGTCGGCGGCGCGAGTGGCAACGAGGTGATAGGTGGAATGGTCGAGCCGCCACACTTCCCACTGGTCAAGCTCGTCGTTGAAGCAGAGCGCCAGACGTTCGTCACCTTCCCAGCCTCGCGTCGGGTCGCCGAACCGGAGCTTGTCGGCCAGCTGGCCGGGGCTGGTGCCCGACTCGCTCCACACGACTCGCCCGGCGATCATCTCGGGATGCACCAGGCCACTGATGGTTTCTTCGCGGAACATGAGGGGCCTCCTGTGAAACGGGGTTCGTCCCGGCGCTGCCGCCACAGGCAACGACAACGCCGGGACGAAGGGGTGCGTCAGCTGTCGGCCAGATCCGAGATGAGCGCGTGGCTCGATCGGCTGTCCGTGCAGGGCTGCGCGTACAGGAACAACGTCGCCTCGTAGGCGTCGGTGTTCGGGACACGACTGAGGATGGCGCCGTCCTCCTCCATGAACTCCCAGTCGCTCGCACGCTGGAACTCGATGCGCTCGGGGCAGAGGCCGAACGCACGGCCGGTCGGGGCGTCCTTGTCGTAGACGAGGGCGACGCTGCTGCCACCCTTGCGGCCCTGGCCGGCTGCACTGACGTCGATGCCCTCGTAGCCGCCCGACAGCTTCACGGTGTTGTTGAAGCGGCGGTCGACCAGCAGGTCGTTGGCGACTGCACGGTGGATGCCGGGGGTGGTGACCCACAGCTTGATCTCGTCACCCGAGGCGATGTGGGCGTTCTGCCAGGCACGGAAGAACAAGTCCTCGACTGCTGCACGCGCAGTGCCGCCGTTGGAGTCCACCGTCGAGCGCCAGACCGGGGTGGTGGTCGGGTCGATGCCCAGGTAGGTGCCACTGCCCGAGATGATCTTCGACAGACCATCCATCTCGAGGTTGCGGGAGCCGGTGCGGAAAATCTGCGCGCCGTTGGCAGCGGTGACCGAGCTGGTGAGCGTGATCGTGGTCGACGTGACCGACTGAATGACGACGGCGGTCGCCTGGGCGGTGCCGCCGTTGAAGATGTCGATGACCATGCCGGGGGTGACCTGGCGCAGCTGGGTGGACGACAGCGCCACCGTGAGGTTGGCGGCTGCGGTCGTGGCAGCGGTCAGGGTCGCCAGGGCGCCGGTCGAGTCGCCGTACAGCTGACGGTTGATGTCGTTCTTCAAGTCGGTGACCACACCACGCGTCTCGGTTTCGAGCGGACGGGCGAAACCGCCTCGGTCGCTGGTGATCGAACGCATGAGCGGGCCACTGATCTGAATACGGCCGTAGTTGTAGGCGAGCTGCACCGACGCGTTGGTGATCGTGGATTCGCCAGCGGTGGGCAGGGTGCCACCGTCGCCTCGGGCGCCGATGCCCTGGTGACGGCCGGTGCGGACGGCGACGACGACCTTGCGGCCTTCGACGCGGTCGCTCTTGGCCTCCATCTGGCTGAGCAGGAACACTTCGTCGTTGATGGTTTTGCGAACGCCCGGCAAGTAGTAATCCTTGAGCAGTGCGTCCATCGTGGTGCGGGTTGACGGCATGACAGTTCTCCTTCGAGAGTGGAAACGAAACGGGATTGGCTGTTCCGGTCCCTGCTCCTGGCAGGACAACTGGTGATACCGAGCGACGCACCTGGCGACGATTCGAGGCGACGATCAGCGCACCAGGCGAATCACGTCGATGTCGGGAAGCTACCCGAGCGATCTGCCTTGTTCAAGGAAGCTGCGACCGGCAGCGAACGCGTCATCGAGGCTTGCCGGCGCGGGGCGCTGCGTGCCCTGCACCCCGTTCGGCGGGGGCGGCGGGGCCCCGGCGCCAGTCTTGGCGGCGATGAACTCGTTGATGATCGACTGCTTGTACTGGGCGTGAGCTTCGATCGCCTTGGCGACGTCGCCCCCGGTCTGATTCGAGGCGCGCCACAGCACCATGAACCCATCGGGGCTCGACGGGTCGATGCTCGCCTGGCGCAGCTCGCCGTACACGCCCTCGACGGCCTGCTCCATCTGCTGCTGCTCGGCCTGCCGTTGGAGCTCGGCCGCGACGATCTGCTGCACCTTCTCAGGGGTCATCGACTCCATGTCGGCGTCGTCGAGCAAGCCGTCCTGCTCCCACGACTGCTGCTGCTGGGCCTGCTGCTGCATGGCCTGCTCATCGCCGAGCACGCGCGATGCGATCTGACGCATCGCTGCCGCCGCCTGGTACGGGTCCTGCTCCCACCGGGATGCCAGCTCGAGCCACACCTGACGGTCGGCGTCGTCGTAGCGGTTCAGCACCTCGTACTGGTTGTACCGCTCCTGCGCCTCGCGCAGCTGGTTGCGGTAGTTCGCCGATTCGTCACGCAGCTTCGTGACGTAGTTTCGGTCGAACAACTGCTGGCCGTCAGGCATGGTGAGGCCGTCGGCGCCGATGCCACCGGCATCCATGCCGGAGTCTGCGCCACCTTCACCGATGTCGCCTGCTGCGCCGATGTCTCCGATGTCGCTCATGGTTGCTGGTTCTCCTGTGGTTGCTGAGGCTGGCCCATTGCCATGCCTTCGGGGCTCGGGGCCGGCTGCTGGGGCATCCCCATGCCGGCAAGCATTTCGGGCGGGATAACGGAACTGGCAGCGGTCGGGATCATCGCCGCTGCGGGCCCGCCCATCTGCGCCGCCATCGTCTGCATCGCCGCCTGCTGCGCTGCGTACATTTCATGGGCGGCGAGGTGAGCGACGAATATCTGCTGAACCTGCGGGTCGAGATGTTCGTACCGCTCCGACTTCATAAACCCGCGCACGATGTTGATGTGGTTCGCGTGGTCGTCGATCTGATCGACAGTGCGCACCTGGCCGACAGCCATCGCATAGTTCTCGCGTCGGGCCCTGGCCGTGTCGGGGTCGATGCCTTCGAGCAGGTCGTCTTGGTCGGGCAGATCGGCGATCTTCGCGAGCTCCTGCGGGTTCTTGATGATGCCCCGGTCGTAGAGCTGCATCGCGTACGCCGCCTGCGCCGCACGGCTGCGGGGCAGCACCGCGTCGATCGGCACCACGACCGTCGTCTGGCCTGCCAGGTCGCCACCAGTCCACTCGACGACCTCGGGGACGCCGCTGGGCTGCTTGATCGTCGCCCGGCGAGTCTCGACCACCTTCTGTTCGAGCACCTGCAGCACCATTGTGGCGACACGACCCCAGCACTCGCCGAGCTCCTTCGCGAACGCGCCCACCGGGGTGTCGTCGTTCTCGGCCAGGATGGACAGCGCCACACCCGACTCGACGCCGCTCGGCGCCTGCCCGCGGGACACGTCGTGGACGTTGAGGACGTCATCGAGGGCTTCGCCGAGCATTGCTGGCTGACGAATCCACCAGTCAGGCATCGCCGGGGGCGACTCGTACACCGGACGCAGGTTGCCGATCGGGTTGTACTCGACCGCCTCGCCGGGGGTGTCGGTCAGTTCTTCGATGTCCTCGACCGAGCCGATCGGCACCCACAGCCGGGCGTTGCCGGCCTGCCGTAGATGCTCGATGATGCTCGACCACGACGCGTTGTAGAGCGCCTGGATGGGAACCGCGTCGCTGACCGGGGTGTGGCCGAGCCAGGTGCCGTGAAGCATCTGCACGCACGCCGTTGCGATGTTGAGTCGGTCGGTGAACTTGAACGGCCACGGCGACTCCTGCACCACCATGTCGTTCACCACGGTGACGATGCAACCCTCATCGGAGCCGGTCGGTCGGTGGTAGCAGGTCAACACCATCGTCATCGGGGTGTCGCGGGCGTCTTTGCCGGCCTCGCCGAGCCGGTACACGCCGTCGACGGCCATCGCGTCGGCCTGCGGGGGCTTCTCCATGTTGTACCGGCGCTGCACCTCCTTGGGCGGGAACGCCTGGCCCCGAATCCACCATGAGGCGTGCTCGATACTGTGCGAACCGGGCTCGCACGCGATTTCGTGGACGGACAGCACCGACAACTTCACTTCGCCGGTCCCGACCGGGCGACCCTGCTGATCGGCGCCGATGATTTGGCCCGCGCTCGGGTCCCAGTCGACACAGATCGCGCCGACACCGCCCTCCCAGGTTGTCCATGCGTGATCGAGGCGCAGCCTCTCCCAGTTCTGCTTCAAGTGCAGGTCGGCCAGCACCGCTTCGGCGACACGACTGGCCCGCCCGGCAACATCATCGGCCGTGGTCGGGGGCACGTCGAACACCAGGCTGCGGCGCACCAGCTTGGACATGATGCGTCGACTGTCGGGCCCGATGCGCGACACGGTGGCCCGAACTCGAGATGGGACACGCGGGGCTTCTTCGAGGCGCGACGTCTGCTGATTGAAAAACACCCACTGCCTGTTGCGGATGAAACTGCGGTTGAGCGCAGCCTGCTGGCGTTCGCTCGACAGCGACCGCGACGCCGTCGACCACCGCTCCCGCACGTCTGCTGCAGACAGTTCCATCACGTCAACCCTTCGATGTTCACAAACGTCCGGTCAGGACGCTCAGCGGTGCTCGGCTCGAGCAGACGCAGCTCGCCGGCATGGCGACTAA